TATCTATATTCACAAAGCTTTTTATCAAAGCGCTATCTGTTTCTCCTGTTTTGGAAAAAACATTGACACTTACAGCATTTGTGGCATGCCCCGCTGCCAAATAAAAAACGGGTTTGTGTCCCACGCTTGGGTCATAAGCGATTACATAAGCGGGCGTAATGGGAATAGAAGCGGTTTCTGAATTTGAGTGTTGAACTGCCATAAGTTTTCCAAAAACCCATGGAATCACTTTTCCCCTGTGGATGTCTTGGACTTCTGTCAATCCTCTTATTATGGGAAACTCTGGTGATACATACAAAGCATTGGAACAAGAGGCATCTTCCACATACATATTGGGGCCTATTATGGTGGCCAATAAACCTTGGGAAGAGATAAGCGCTTTATTCTCGATAGAGAACTCCACATATCCTTGGGGCCTATTGGGATGGCCATATGTGGGGCCTGTAATGATTCCCTTAAATATGATTGGTCTATCATCATATCCTGTTTCAATCTGTCCATTCTTGATAAGAGCATATCCCACAGTACAAGTGGAGCCTTCCAAGAACTTCCCATCCATTTGGAGCTTGGATATGTTCACATTTTGAAATGTGATAGCCATGGAAACACTATCAGATTGAGCACTTATATCTCCCACTTTCTGAAGAGATGATTGAACCACCACATCTTCCAATCCAGATACATATGGATATGATTTTCCATCACTATCCACCAAATCCATGGTGATTGTGGAGAATCGGAATAACTCCCCAAGATAGGAGATTTCAAGCGTCCATATTATATCCACTTCTTCCCAATTGATTCTTGTCCCATAATAAGACATTATTTCACCTCTTTCAAAGTGATGGTGGCTATTCGGAAAACTTCACCCGTTTGGCTTTGGAGTTCATCCCCCACAACATGTTCTATTTGAACATCTCCTTCCAATGTCACAAGAGCCTGTTCCTTTTCCCTGTTCAAGTATCTCTTATCTCCAGATGATGATGTGGATTTGGATATGTTGGGGAGATACACAAAATGTTTCTTTGCTCCTTGGACATATCGAAGAAAACCCATCATCAAATCGGGCGCTTCATTGTTCACAGCTATGGGTTCCGCTCCACTTTGGTTTGAGCTCACCCAATAATCCACATCCGGTTCATCTCCTTGAAGCTGGGAAATGTCTATTCCATCCGTCCATGCTAGATTGAAAACTCGTGTTGGGGGAAGGATTTCCCTACTATAACGAACTCCATCTTGGGTTTCTGTGGTTGTGGTTCCACTTTGGATTTGGATGGTTCTTCCTCTTCCATATTGCCTTCCTGGTATAATACAAGGTCCAAGGATGATTTCCCCAATCCGTATATCATCATCATAGGTTTCTTGGGCATCCGTTCTAATCTGGAAACCACTCGCTTGGATTCCGTTCATAGATACCACCATGGAAAACTGTGGTGGGATGAAATAGATGGTTCCACTTCCTTGTGGGGGATTGGTTTCAAATTGAACAGTACATTGTTTCGTTCCTGTGGCTGTTCCACCAAAGATTCCTTCTGTGTTGGAAACAATCTTTCGATAGACCATATCCATCCCCACTACAAAATAAGCCGTCCATCCAGCCAATTCATTCAATGTGAAATATGGTTCTGTTAATCCTGTGGCTCCTCTTACGCTTCTCCCTGTGACTACACAAGAACATCTTATTTGGTTGGCTATTGCGGCCAAAAGAACCCAAGAAGAGCCATTATGATAGTATATATCTCCCAATCTCCAATTGACACCACTGAAATGGAATCCCATCAAATCATTGGGAAGAGATTCCGCTATGGATGTGGCTGTATCTGGATTCAATTTGATTCCAATCTGTTGGGCTGGAATGTTTCCACTTGTTGTTTTTGCACTTCTCCATTGGATTCTTGGGCTTGGGGCTTGGGTATACAAGATGTTTTCAATGGGATAGTCATATTGGGGGATGATTTGAAACTCTTCTCCTTCATAGCTCCCTCCATCTGTTGTGGAGATGGAAACACCATCATACACATAAGCATATTGGCCAAGTGGGGGATAGGCTCTTGTGGCCAAATCATCTGGATTTGTGAAACCACTAGCCAATCCCATCCCTGTGGCTGTAAGAGTGGAAACATGGAATCCAATCCATTGGGTTTCTACTGTTCCGCTTGTCCAAGTAAGATGTCCCCATTCTATGATGTGACCAGCTGCGGATGATGTTCCAGCCCTTATGGATTGATTTTGGGCTATGGCTGTCCAATTTCGTAATTCATCAAATGTATAGGTACGATACCAAGCGCTTACTTTGTTCCCATCTCCCACACTACACATGATATCCACCCCTTGGGTATTATCATGTGATACTGTGGCAATGTCCACAGAATCAATTATATCCCTCAAAAGAATGGAAGTGGTGGTGATATACACAGCTATCTTATATCTATTCGTTCCATCATCCATTTCAAGAGTGAATCCCCTTTGATTGGATGTGGTTCCTCCTCCACTATTGGCCTTACATGATGAACGTACAATGATTCCTTGGTTTGTATAATCTGCATTGGTCAATGATGTGGGGAGATTGTTCCAGCGATAATAACGAAAACTTGGAAATCCAACAGAACTTGTGATTCTCAGATAACCCCCGCTTATGGTGTCATTCCCTGTTCCAAATTGGGATAATCCTGTGATGGAGCTTGGTTCATCAAGTGGGAGATAATTCCGTATATAACCCGCTCGTGTCCAATCCGCGCTTGGGGCTTCATAAGATGTTTGTGGAAGATTTGTATCGCTATACCCTCCCAAATATGTGAAAAGAAGGGAGTTATCCAATGTGGTACTTGAATCCATGTTGGAAACAATCAAACCTCTTCCCAGCCAATGAACACTAACCAAATCTCTCAATCTTGTTAGTGAATCATCACAATTCAAGATTGTGGCTTGGGCTACTGAAAAATTTCCATTGGCAAATCTGAAAGTTTGTCCATCTTGGGAAACCATACAATTGATGAAATCATTACTTCCCCCACTATAAGCATATACAATAACCGTTCCATCACTATCCACTAACATGGCACTATCACCATCTGTCATATAGTCATTGGTTCCTGTGGCTGTATTGAGGAATCCAAGAGTCACATAAGCGCTTGATTCTCTTAAAAGATGGATGTTGGAAAATGGATTGGGGAGTTCCATATATTGCATCCCACCAATAGAAGAGATGTATGATACGACATATCTCCCCAATCTTGTGGAAAGATTTATTTTTCGAAAGCTATTCGATTCCAAGTTATCATCTGTGGATAATCGGATGAAATTAGCGGCTCCATCTATGGACACATATTGTATAAGCTGGTTTCTTTTGGTTATGGTGGTATCATTGTATTCTGTTTCCACCAATAAGACTGTGGAACCCGTAATGGAGGCCATTCTCATTCTTATGATGTTATAGGTATCTATTCCCGCTCCTGTGGCTGTTCCAACAGGAAGAGCGTTCTCCCATGCCTCTCTTGATACCACATCAAAAGAAGCACCATCATCCAAACTTCTCATGATTCTGATGTTGGCTTGGCCATCATTTTCCAAAACATGAGCCAAGATAATGGAACCATCTTCCAATTGACAAATCATTGGATGGAGTCTTTGTGTGATGGTTAAACCTGTTAGAATTGTGAACTCTGTTGTGGTGGATTCTGTTCCATCCTTTTGGATTCTCAGAACTTTCAATGTTGTGGTTGTGGCTGTAATATGTTCATAAGCCACCAAAAGAGTATTTTCTGAAGTCACAAAAGCTGTGGGGAGTCTGTAATTATTGGTCAAACTTCCAATTATCTTATATTGGAATCCACTTATGGATGTAGATGGTTCTCTTCCATATTCTATGGATGTGGATGTATTGTTTTCTTTGAATGTGAATCGAGAACCAAATCCAGCACTTCCCGCTTTCCTGGTAACTATGGATAAATCTCCACTATCACTTTGGTTTCCACTTGATAACAATCTCATCTTGGAAGCCTGTTGTGGGATGGGGTCCCCCGCTTTTGGCCCCTGTTGAGAGATGGAAGTTTCAGATTGCCAAATGTTATCTATTGATATATCCAAGGGGACAATGAACCCTCTTATGTATTCTGGTGTTTTATCGCTTCCCATCACTAATATCCTTTTCTTCCTGTTTTATCTTGGGCGCCTATCCCCATGGCATCTCTGCCCTGGATAAATCTATCATAATGTTTGAATGGATTCATCACAATAATTTGGGGTTGGATTCCACCACCACTTTCCAAGGCTCTTATGCCATTCTCCCCTATTCGATTCACTGCATTTGTGGAAAGTATGGCTTCCCCTCTTTTGGCTCTTACCATGGTTTCATCTGGAGCCAATGGAGAAGAATCGCCAATCATCCCACCCATATGAAACTTTGGCTGTTCACTTGCTACCAAAGCCCCCTGGGCAATTCCCAAGGCTGTGGCTCCAGCCATCAAGAAAGGATTAGGGAACACTTCCACCACATTTTTGGCTGTTTCAATTGCTATTTCAGCAATGGCCGCCGCTTTCCGTATATTGAAGACCAATTCAGCATTCTTTTTGTTTTTGGCGCTATTTTGTTCTATTAAATCCGCTGTTAATTGTAAGCCTTCCGTAACCATGGAAAAACCCTTCATGTATTCTTCAAATACTTCTTGGGCACTCTTCTTCTTCTTGTTGTCATCTTCAAGCTGTTTTTCTGTCACTTTGTCGATGGCTTCAATTTCCAATTCCATGTTTTCAAAGACAAGATTGTTTTTTTCTTCAAAAGCTTCTCGGATGATGGTTCTTCTTTCATCATCCAATTGTTTCAATCTGTCTTCTTTTGCAAATTCCAAATTGGCTATGGTTTCAATTACCTCTTCTGTTTGTTCCAAAGCCTTCAATCTATTAATTTCTCTTTGTACATTGATTTCAAGTGCTTGTTTTTCCTCATGTACCTTTTGAAGAGCCACATCACGAAGAGCCAATATCTTCTCTTCTCCTTCCAGCTGGGAAACACGTTCATCTCTTATTTTGGTCATGGTGTCCAAAACATCTTTATCTATCTGTTCCAATAGCTTTGTGGATTCCGCTAATTCATCCACTGCTTGGGTTGTGGCTCTTGTGGCTCCTGTTCCACCACCACCTCCTCCTCTTCTTGAAGTTCCACCACCCGCTCCTTGGGTTGTGGTCATAGTGGATTTTAAAAGAGCATTGAACTTTTCCAATCTTTCGCTAGCGGCTCCAAACGGGTCTAAGAACTTGTCTCCATGTTTGGCTATCTCGTTTCCTATTTCATTGAATACGATTTGGGCACGTTCTAATTCATCCGCTGTTCCAGATACACTCAACACAGCCACATTCAAAGAGGCCAATACAAGACCAAAAGACTGTTGTAATCCTTTTAATGTGTTTCCAGCTATCTCTCCAAATACAATAAAGGCTTTTGTGGCTCCCAAAATGATGTCATTCAAACCACCACCCGCGCCCGCTTCACCACCAGCTACAACATCTAAGAATCTCAAAAACTCCCCTGTAATGGCTTCTGTGGCTGTGGCGCTTATTCTCTGAAACTTGGCCATTTGTTCTTGCATTTTGGGACCACTAGCCACTCCAAATTCATTTGCAAGATTCACAAAGTTTTCTAGATTGTCTATGGCTCCAGATTGGATGAACTTGGGGCCTGCTGTTCTTCCAAAAATATCCGCCGCTCTTGCCGCTTTTTCCTCAGCGCTTTCAATCTGTTGGAGAGATTGGAAAACGTCTTTCAAGACATCATCTGCACTTCTTAATTGTTGAAACCCATCCACTGTTTCTGTGGTTTGTACTCCCAAAGATTCAAAAGCTTCTTGGGCCTTCTTGCTTCCATCCATTGTATCTTGCATCAATTGAGGAAGTTTTATCAATCCCGTTTCAAGTTCTTCAAAAGAAACACCCGCTCCATTGGCGGCTAATCTCAAACCGTTAAGTGTATCTACTCCCACCCCTGTTTTGGTGGATGCATCCACCAATTGGTTGGATAAATCTGCTATGTGTTGACCAAAGGAAAGAATGGCATACCCAGCCGCCGCCGCCGCTATCGAAATGGAAGAGAAAGAAGCTTGGATTCCTTTTCCTGTGTTCTTGGCTTGGGCGCTTACTTTTTTTAATGCTCTTTGTTGTTTTTCTGCACTCTTTTCCGCTTCTTTGGAGGCTTTTGTGTATGCCTTATCCAAATCATTGACAATTTTCTTGGCTTCCTTATCGCTTACTTGTCCCACTTTTTGGAGGCCACTAATCAGATTCTGAACCTCAGCCCTATAACTTATCTGGATAGTTTTATTCAAATCGGCCATTTCACACCTTCTTCTTTTGGTCTTGGATGAATGCATCCGCTAACTTTGCGATTAGCTTATTGACTTTTTTCTTGGCTGGTTTCCACATTGTTTCATCCGCTACATTTGCACCCTGGGGAACAGATGATGGAGAACCATCTTTTCTTTTGGAGTATTCAGCGGCTTCAATCATATAAGCATATGGAGCATCATTTCCAAAGAAGCCTTCAATCTGTTTTCCACCATTCAAGATTCTTATTCCTGTGTAGAACTTATCCACTGAGCCCTTTGATTCTTCCTTTCTGATATATGTTCTTCCACTCTTCTTTGAAATCACAGGTTGGCCATATCTCACATTCCAATTCTTCTTGGCATAATCTACATTCTTATCAAGTTCTTCTTCTATGACTTTGATGGTATGGGATGCCACTTCTTGAAGCGCTTGTTCAAAGAGTTCCTTTTGGGGCCCTGTGATTTCAATGGAGCCTTTTCCTTTTCCATATCTCAGTTTTCTAGCCATCTTGGGTTCCTCTTCTCTTATATCGTTCATGCTGTTGTTTCAGATTGGAGAGTTGGAACTTCTTCTTCTTCTTCTTGATGTCTTCTTGCTTTGTATTGGATAGCTTATAATCTGCTATCAATTCCGCTTGAAGCGCCCTTGGTAGGGAGAAGAACCATGTTGGTTCTTGATTCCAGAATCTAGAAATCAAGAATCCGGTTCTTACGATTCCCCCCGCGGGCTTGAAGAAAAATTTTCAGCGGCTTCCACCTCTCCATCTGTGGATATGTGTTCACTCATCATTTTGAAGAGTTCTGTACCCACTTGAAGGACTTCTATGGGATTCACCTTATGGGATGATAGCCACTCTTGAACCCTCCCACCATAAGCCATCAAATCACAATCTGATAGGCTATATTTGGGACATGTGGCTTGGTTCTGTATCATGATTCCCATCAAACCAGCAAATAATCTTCCCAGCTGGGCACGATTCGGATTTGTTGAAATCATATAGAACACATCCCACACTGTGGACATGGATTTGGGCATCCCAAAGACACATTCAAGCTTTCCAATGGTTTTTTTCATGGTTCCGTTCTCCATTGGATTATACAGCGGCTCTTGTGATGGTTCCATATACTTCCCCACTCATGGCGATAGAATCCGGATTTCCTTCACTAACTGAGGCTGTGAGAAGTACCTTTTCAAATGTGACTTTTGTATTGGAACCGCTTATGGTACTCATATTGGCTTGAAACTCCACAGTTACAAGGAACTGTTCAAATCCTGTTCCTCCTGTGGATGTGGAAGCGCTTGAATTACCTGTTTTGTATACGAAATCCAAAAGAGTATCAGCTGTGGCATTCGTGAACTCTCTGAGATGTACAGAAAAAGAAATTGTGGGTACGGGGTCATTTCCAGCCCTAAGCCCCACAATTGTGGCTCTATCGTATATCACGATTCTTTCAGCCTTATCAAGATTCATGCTCATGTCGCCATTTTCATAGCTTACAGTGTAAGTTACAGCATCTCCATTGGTGATTGAGATGGTTCCATCCCTTGGGACGGCTACTACGGTGGATTCAGCCATTTGAAACTCCTATTTTTGTTATTGTAATGGAATAAAGTGTAGTGCTTCGAAAGATAGAGTGGAAAGAACATATTCCCCACTATCTGTTAGAAGTCTATTGGAAGAGATAAATTTAATGTGTAAATTGGGATAGAGTGATGAATCTGTTCTATCCAACAGTGCTGTGATGATGGTGTTTTCCATGTCCAATTGATTATCCACATCTGTGAGCTGGTCCAATGGCCTCAAACGATAAGCAAAGGTTATATCCAAGTCTGTTTGGAGCATAGCCCCTTCAAGTGGTCTTTGTCTATCATCTTGGGCATTGGAACCTCCTATCCCCACAGAAAAAGCTTTGTGAGCTATGGAATTGGGAGTTCTCCCAAAAGCATCAAAGGGAAGTGGGGATTCTTTCAAACCCGCTCCACTGATAGCTTCCATGGCTGTGGCTACTCGCTTTCGTATTGTGGATAGTTGGATGGTGGCCATCAAAAACGCCTATATTTGAATCTGTGAAATCTTGTTGGTGGGTTGGTTGTGGAAATCATTGGAAAACCCGCTTTTCTATTTTCTATGTCATCCGCTCTTCCATCTTCGTCCATATCATAACGAAAGGAGATTTGTTTGAACTGATATTCATAGCTTTTGATATGCTCTCGATATAAATCCAAGTATCTCCCATTGGATTGACCAAGGGAAGAATGCATGTTTCTCCATATAAGAGCCAAAGCAAGTTCCAAGTGGGAAGAACGTAGCGCTTGGGGTTCTGTAATCAAATAGGGAAGATTTCCCAATTGACGCAATCTTTCAATGATACGAACCCACGCTTCATCTATATATCTTTGCCATCCATCTGTATATGAATCTGGAAGAAGGTTTTCCAAATCTGAATAACTCGCTTCCAAATCAATGTCAGATATACAAGGATATATTGGCCTTCTACAAAGATAAGCGGGTCTTTGGAATGTGTAATCCACTCCACCAATTTCCACTTCCCAAAGTTCGAACCATCCATCACTTAATGTTTTGGTGGTGGGAACATCTGAAGACGAGATGGTGTATTGGACTTTGTTTCCAACGATAGAAGCGCTTGTTGTGGAAATGATTTCCGTTCCATCCTCATCCAAAAGTTGATATGTGGCGCTCGTTGGGGTCACTTCTGTCCCATTTCGATAGATGATAAGCTCCACAATTTGAGTTTTTCCCCTTTGAATCATCTGGGGAACTCTTATCCTGGGAGCGTAATAAGTATCAAGAAGCGCCATCATTCAATCCTTGGATTATGCTTGTTGAAAAGCTACAGCCCAATCAGTACCATCACAAACGAGCAAAGCGCTTTTTCCTACACCCAAACCAGAACCTCCAATTATAGGAGAACCACCAGATGTTTGAATCACAAAAGCATGCCCAGAAGAACTATCACAATGGAACCAAAACCAAGCTCCATCTTTTTCCACAGGAACTTTTATTGTGGCTGAAGAACCTTTGTTATTTGTAATTATCTGGTATTGAGAATCAAGATAAGAAAGTGTCTTATCTGCTGTTATTGCTTCAATGTTCACACCATTCTTCAATCTGATAGGTCTTGGGATGGTGAACGCTTGTTTTCCGTTATATTGTGCCATTTCGAAATCCTTTTGTTTATTGGTTATTTCCCGTTCTTACGGTCGTGGCGTACTGCTATAACATTGGCCATTTTGATGGCTTCTGTCTTTGTCATTTTACCACCATTTTTTCTATCTTGTACTAAGATTCTATGGATGAATCTTTTGTGGGCTTCATCTCTTTGATTAGACATCTCTTTTCACCTTTTTGGATTTGGGGGCTTTTCCTTCTAGTGTGATGGGACCACCCACTTCAATATATTTTTTCATCATTTCCAGCTTCAAAACATCCGCTTCATAAAGCTTCTTGATTCTTGGAGTCATGTTCTTCCCTTCATTTCTTTCCACGCGCTTTTCTTGCATATCTACAAAGAAACCAAGGATGTCCAAATCTGGAGGATTGAGAACACCCTCTTCAATCAAGCTTTCTCTCCAATCATTGTAATCTTCTTCAAATCTTTTCCACACTACACGATTGGCCACCACTTTGGGTTCCTCCCAAATTGATGTATAATACCATCCCCCGTTTTTGGTGATGTGTCTTGTTTGATACCCCAAATCCCAATCCAAGATTTCAAAACCGTTATCCATCATTTTGACTCTTGCCATTTGGGAATCACTTCCCCCTCTTGGAATCATTCTCACACCATTCACACCAGCTATTTCAAATAGCCTTCTGAATGTGGGGAGAAATAGCCATCTCTCTTTGTGTTGAATAAACTCCCAACATGTGTTGGGATGGTGCATATACCAAAATGGCTGGTTTGGTTTGATGGGAAGAGCGTTATTCTTTGATACATCTCCCCCTGTCCAAGGTTGGTTTGTCATGGTTTTTTCCTATGTTCATGGTTTCATGGTTATAATATGGTGGGGGAATCGCTTCCCCCTAAAGGCTTGGGGGCTTGGAACCATGAAAAACAGCCCCAAAGCCACCCATTCAATTATCTATGCATCTGTGAGAATCTGAACACCACGTGCTTGTTCCACAATTGCCGCGCCTGTGTACGCTGTACCTACTACCTTAGTAAGAGAGTAAGCGCTATCACGTTCAAGCTCGACAAGAACAGGAGTTCCAGCTGGGCGAATCTCTCCATTTGGAGCGGCCAATGGAAGAGGAGTTCCCAAAGCATAAGCAATAGCACCCGCCGAGAACATAGCGCCTTCACGAGAACCAGAATTGTTAACAACATAGCTGGATTTGTGGATTTGTACACCCATGAAATCACCAACATAGCCCTGGCCAAGTGATTTCAAAAGGTCATGATGGGCTGGGTTGAAAGCAATGGCGTTAGCTGTCTCATTGCGGATAGAAGACTGCAAATCAGCGATTTGACGAGGATGAAGAACAGCAAATAATTGTGAAGGGTTATCCGCGATTTCAAGAAGATACAAAGCATCCATGAAATCATCTACTGACATATCCACACCAGCTGTTCCCGCTTGGGAGGAAAAACCTGTGAAGGTAGCGCATACCATCTCCATGAAACGAGCCTCAAAAGCACCCGCCATAGATTCAGCCAAACGAAAAACGTCAATGTCGTTTCCTAGCTTGGTGAGAGTGGCCAAATCAGTGATGTCATAACGGAGTCCGATTCTTCCCACTGTGATTTCTGCTGTGTCTTGTGTAAGAGTTGAAGAAGTAATTTCTGCTCCATCAGTCGCTGTATTCATGGCTTCATAGCCATCCAAACCCGCGTAACGTAATGAAATCGTATCACTTCCCATTCCCGCCACATCTCCACTGAAGAGAAGAGCGCCAGAATTACGAATAGAAGCCGCATCATGAAGAAGAGCACGAACTTCATTTTCTATCATAAGGTCCATTCTAAGGCCAGATGTGTCCAAAGTTGTATATGTAATCGTTGACATATTATTTTCCTAAATTTTAATGGTTTTATTGGGTTGTTTCGTGGTGTCTTTCGTTGTTACGGTTACGACCCTTTACCACTCTTTTTTATTATACTAGGTTTTTCATACCCTGTGTATAACCTGTGAATAACTTTTTTTCATAGCCTGTGAATAACTTGTGAATAACTTTTCAATATATGCGTTCTTGGTATCTTGTTCTGTGTTTTGGCCTGTGAATAACCTGTGGAAAACTTTTATTCATAGCCTGTGAATAACCTGTGGAAAACTATATTCCTCTTCTCTGGAATAGGTCTATACATTTGGCGATATCTTCTTTTTCACTATGTTGGGAACCACAAAAGGATATGATGGCCTTTTTGTTTCTCAAGTTGGTGATATTGTCACAGGTTGTTCCACTCACTTCTCCTGTGGCGCTATTGGTTTGAGTCATACACATAAGTTCCCGACATAATTCATCTCCATTCTTCTCCACAAACTTGGGTTCACAAATGGGAAGAACCACATCCAATTTTCCAAGCTCCTTGGCTATGGGGTCTTGTGGAACTATGATTGGAGCGGGTTCCTTTTGGGAAGAGATAACACCAAATGTCAAACTTCCCCCCACTATCAAACCCACAACACCAGCCACTATAATTTCAATCATTTTCTTTTCCATAATAATAAAAAGGGGATGGGATAGAAGATATCCCACCCCCACAACACAGGACAATTATGAGATTATAAAGATACAGCCACAGTCACAGTGATTCCAGATACTGATTCCACTGTTAGGGAGTTGCTATTGGAGTATACAACATTCAATTCAATCTTGTTTCCACTTGCATCCATAGCTGAAACATGGACAAGTTGCTTCCCAAGATTGTGGTTGATTGCTGCTGGGGTATTTGCTGATAAAGTGACACTTGTTTCATATCGCAAATCTTGAAGACGTAAAGAGAAAGAACCATTGTTGGAATCATAAGAGATAAGTTCATCACTTTGGCTTCCCGCTGAAATAGCGCTTCGAACTCTTGAATCTGTATAATACAGATTAGAAGTTCCTTCTGATACTTGGTCTGTATTTGCTGATAATGAATACTGTCCACTTCCATTATAAGAAAGGCCTGTTCCAGCTGAAAACTCCGCTACAACATCAGACAAAAGAACCTTGAATCCTCCTGTGGTACTGTTGTATTGAAGAAGGTTAGCATCTGGAGCGCTTACAGTTTCAGCGCTTACAGCACCACGAGCACGGGCATTTGTGAAGTAAAGATTGGAGCCTTCTGAAACATCAGATGTGGAGCCATTGAAAGCGATTACACCAGAAGAAAAAGAGATTCCTGTTCCACCACTGAATTGATTAAAAATGTCACTTCGAAGAACACCAACATCTCCACTTGTGGAGTTATAAGTAAGAAGTTGGACATCTCCCACACCAGCCGTTCCCGCTTGAATGCTTCCACGCGCTCTTGCTGTGGTGTGATAGAGATTGGAACCTTCTGAAACGTCAGATGTGGAGCCATTGAAAGAAATGGTAGCTCCACTAATTCCAATAGCTGTTCCAGCCACAAGGTTAGCGCTTATGGCTCCTGTGGAAGAGTTATAAGAGATTCCTGTTCCAGCACTAAGAGCGGCACGAGAACGAACATCTGTGTAATAAAGATTAGAAGTTCCTTCTGTTACCTGGTCTGTATTTGCTGATAATGAGTATTGACCACTACCATCATATGACAAACCTGTTCCAGCACTAAATTCAGCCACAACATCAGACAAGAGAACTTTGAAAGCTCCTGTGGTGCTGTTGTATTGGAGAAGATTGGCATCTGGGGCGCTTACGGTTTCAGCGCTTACAGAACCACGCGCTCTTGCTTGTGTAAAGTATAGATTGGAAGAGCCTTCTGTCACTTGGTCTGTATTTGCATTCAATGCAAAAGTGATTTGACCATTGGCAACACTTGAAGAAAGGCCTGTTCCAGCGGCTAGGTTAGCACTTATTTGAGCTGTGGAAGAGTTTATGGAAATACCATCACCAGCTTGGAGAACCGCTCCAATTTCAGCCGCTGTGATGGGGCTTTCAATCTGTGTGTAGTTCGAAGTGGAAGAACCATCCGCTCCACTTACAATATATGTTTCTGTTCCATCGCTTGGAGCTGTGAGAACAAGAACATCACCTTCTTTCAAAGAAGCCGCTGTGGATGATTCATTGGTCACAAAGTTGGCCAAAGATGTTTGGACACTATCTACATGTACATCTGTAATGGCCAAGGATGAGATGGCAAGTTCTCCATCTGTCACACTTAGCATCGAAGATGAACCGCTTGCAATAGCGTTAATGTAAGATAAACCACTCACATCTTGCTTTCTTACAAGGTCGGCATCATTTGAAGGGGCGCTATCTGCTCGAACTGCACCTTTGAAAACTACGGTAGGATTATAAAATTCCATGGTGTGTATACTCCATTATGGGGTTGATTGTCTTTGTTATTTTAACTGAGATAAACAGTTCCAGAAATGGAACTGATAAACGTAATTGTCACAGCATTGGAAGTGAACACCACATCCCCCATAATCTGGTTCCCACTCAAATCTACAATTAGAACTCTTGGTTTGAACGAGAAAGAATGCGAAATTGATACACTAGATTGATTGGTGAAAGATGTCACTATTTCTGTGGTCCCACTTGTGGGATTATATATTGGGATGGCCATGGTTTTTTCCTAAAGGAATCTATTCAAAGATAAGATATAAAGTGGCTGTTCCAGATTGGGAAGCAATAAACAGACTTCTATCTTGGGATGTTTGAACAGGATTATATTGGATAATGGAATCCACCACCTGGGGGAAAGCGTTAGCGCTTGGAGCGGCTCCATCTGTTCCTTCATAGCTAAAATATATTGCTTGGCTTTTGGGCTGGATTGTCACGAGCTTACACCACTTTGGAATAATGATTTCTTGGTTTGTTGTTCCAATACTAGAAGCTTTGTATACAGCTCCACCATTTTCCCAATTCAGTGTTGTCAAATCTATTGCGGCCATTATTTACTCCTATTTTTGTTTGTTCTCGTTCTTTGACCACGAGAAGGTTTCTTTGGGGTTTTTCGCTTCTTCCCAGCCATCGACAAAGCTATAGCAATGGATTGTTTCATGGGCTTTCCCTCGCTTCTTAGCTTCTTGATTTTCTTGGATATAGCGCTTGATTTTTTTCTTTGTATTGCCATTTGGCTTTCCTTCATGAAGGTAGTATTCACCATCAATTTGATAGGCTGTGATATTTCTTATCATATTTTGTATCTATTATTTCGTCTTTGGTAGTATTGCTTTTTCAGTTCTTCTCTATTCTTCTGATAAAACTCAAAATTTCCCGCTCTTTTCCACAAATCCCCACTTGTGGCATGGTCTTGTGTTTGGGCTACCCCTTGATTGGTGGATGGTCTTTGTTGGGCTTGTGATAGCGCTTGAAGTTGTGATGGAGTGGAAGCATGTTCCATCTGTGGGGCTTCTTGGGATGGAGTGGATGATGGGGCTTCTTGGGCTTGGAAATATGGCTTCAATACTGTGGGAACTTCTCCACTTGCTTTCATGGTTTCCATCCATTCCCCCAAAGGAATCTTATCCTTCTTGGCTTTTGATTCCATGCTCTTGTTGTATTGCCATTCAATCAAATCTCTTACTTCTGGGTCAATGATTCCCTGTTTGGCTATGGCTTGATGACGTTCATATCTTTGATTGGAAATGGAAAGTTCATCCTGGAGTTGGGCAAGTTGGGAAGCCATGGCATCCACCCCTTGCACTTTGGAACCCATCTCTTCCAATTGTGTTTCCAATTCAGATACTCGTTTTTCCGCTGTTCTCTTACTTTCTGCTACCTTGGACAATCGTTCTCTAACGATTCCATCCACTTCACTTTTCAAGATATATTCTTGGCCTTCATGCGTTATTGTTTTCATGGTTTCTTCCTTTGTTGGGGTTATGCGAACTCAATCTTTTGTTGTCTTATTATACGTAATTTTTCAATGGCTTGTTCTTCTGTGGTTATATCTGGATATAGCTTGAACATAGCATCCACAGGAGAGATAAGATTCTTCTCCAATAAAGCGGTTATATTTTCCGTTTGGGCTTTCTGTTCCATCTCTGATAACTCTATTGATTCATAGGATATTACATATCCACTTTCTGGATAATCTGTTCCCAAGATTCGATTGGAAATCATAGCCGCTTTTTCAATCGCTTCTATATCGAACATTTTGAAAAATACATATTTTTCTTGGGCTTCCCTCATTGATTCCTTACTCATTGCAATGGAATAACCACTTCTTGGGTCACTTGAAATCTTTTGAACATTTGCTGGGTCTATCCCCATCTGTGTGGCCAATCTTCTTTCATAGGTTGTAATTGCTCCTAACATTGTGGCTGGGTCTGCCATCCCCGCTTGGAACTGTCCAATCAAAGGTTGAGTGGATGAATCTGGGTCTGCTGTGAAACAAAGAATGGAACTTGGGTCTGTTGATACACTCATTCTTTGGGAAGCCATATTGGTGTCCATAGTATTCAAACCAGCCAATTGAAGGGAAGCTACATAGCGTTGGGGAAACGATGCATCAAACATTAAGTGCTTAAGGTATGTATAGTACGTGCTCGCTACCATGCTTCCTGCCAC